ATTAATTAATTAAGCTACTTGTGGGCGTGTTGGTAAGTTTGCAACATCTTGACGCAAGTAAGTAATACCTGTAGCACCTGATTGATTGCTTACTCCAAACGTCCAGTTAGAAGCAGTGCTTCCAGCTTTCAGCACCATGTATGCAAAGGGACATACAGTGTCTGGTGTTTGTGGCATTTGTGGAGGCTTAATAAAGTTAGCATCACTATCCAAATCCTCAATCGTACCTTGATATACTTTAATGGCATTAGCAGCAGCAGCTTGACCATCATAAGCAAATACAAATACTGAACCTTTGTTAGGAGCAACTGCAACAAATGCTTTTCCTGTGTTACCATCTAACGTAGGAGTTGCCGCATTAGCAGCAGCAGCGGTAGAATAAATCTTTCCGTTAATTGCATACTCAGTGGCATTGGTGGTTGAAAAAGTTGTGGTTGTACCAGCAGCTAAGGTAGCCTTGCTCAAGCACATTGTTAAACCATTAAAATCTAAACTTTGCATAATGTATTCCTTAAATTTTTACAGATGGATCAAATGATCCAATTGGACTAATGTATTGTACTGCTAGTGTGGCATCATCTAGTGGTGTAGTACCACCAGTAAAAGCACCAGTTGCAGCATTAATAACAATCATCCCTACAATTGCTCTACGTTGATCTAACTCAGGCCATTGAATACCAGCTTCAGTAGTAGCATCTCTCTTGCCAATCTGTGCTCGTACTGTGCCAGCTTTATCCACTGTAAATACAATAACATTCCACTTTCCATTGGCTATATTAAGACCTGTTAAAGCAGGCATATCAGTTGCTGCTGCAATCCTACCTTTAACACCATCAGCAATATAGTGAGCTATACTAGCACCAGTTTTAGCTAGAGTTGAACCACCAACTTTAATAACCAAACCAGCAGTTGATAACATACATGATCTGGTACGTGAGAAGAGTGGCTCTAATAAGAGTCTTAGATTATAAGCTAAACTCTTATCAGTAATAGCTAGTAATCGTTGTGATAAATTATCAAACATTCAATTCCCCTTATTCAGCTAATGCACTAGTACCTACTTCTACGACTGCCATTTGACCTTCATTTAAGCGTACTGCATTGTGATAGAATTTAATACCTACATAGCCACGTTGACCTAGAATATCATTCTTATCTTTTTGACCTACTGGTAACAATGTCAAATCATCTTTAGAGAGGGCTAGACCTAGGTGTCCCCAAGCTTTTTGACTTCCTACAATAACTTGATACACATCAGCATTAGTCCCAGATGTAGACAGCAATTGAGGTACTGTACCTGCTACTGCTGCACCAGAATCTTGAATAGCTACCAACTCAGGTGATACAATGAAACGAAACTCTTCACATGAACCACATTCGTTTGGTAATGCCATACGACTATTACCATAGGTAGATACATCTTTAAAGTTAGGCAGATCACGTACATCACTTGTCAAATCAGTAGAAACGAATACTGGGTAGCAAGCTTGTACTGGTAAAGTTCCGTAGTTGCCTGATGCAGGAATCAGTTGCAACATTTTACGTGCTGCTTCTGAGTGTTGTGCTTTCAAGCTACGTTCCACTTTACGCAACAATTGTAAAGTCAAACGACCATTTACAGTAGCACGTGAGGTTCCAGTACCACCATAGAATTTATTCGTACAACCTTTCAATACACCAAACAAGTTCATTTCACGGATAAGACCCGTACGTTCTCCAACGAACTCTTCTGCAATTTCTGGAATTGGATCTTCACCCATATCTACTGTTTGATCAGTAAAACCATAAATAAATGCAAATTGTTTTTGTTCTACAGAAATGTCTTGAGGCACTAAAGTCTCAGCCATAGGTGTAACACCTTCTTGAGCTAAGTGCTGTGCTACAAAAGCGTTAGTACGATCCCCTGCACCATTTTGAAAGAATACGTTAGGATTAGAAGCAGTTGCACCACGTGGGAGGTAACGTCTATAAATTGTTACGCGGCCAGTGTTTTTCTTTCTATCATCTTTCTCACCAAGCGTACCCAATACTGATTGTGGCATAGCATGTGCTAAGATACGTCCAAGTGACGCTCCAATACGATCAGGGGTGATTATTGTTGATTGTAAACCCATTTTATTTTCCTATATTTTTAAGTTAATCCAGCATACCGCTTCATCTCTCGATTCATAGCGGCTTTAATTATTTCATCCTCCGTGAGTGCTGTACTAGCTGGAGCTTTGCCCGTAGGTAAAACAGCTTTACGCAAATCTGGCTTGATGGTTGTATCAACAGCAGGAGATTCTTTTTGTGTTTTTGAAGTCTCACTGTGTTGTTTATACTTACTTATTATTTCTGATATTTTTAGAATTTCTTGTGGCGATTCACCATGCATAACTACATTGCGCTCGTCATCTTCTAACGCTTCAACGAATTCTCCAAAGTTCTTATCTTTCCATTCAACCTTGTTTAATCCTGGAGCAATTTGTTTAACACTAAATCTAGCTACAGTTTCGAAATCTGGATGATCCTTACGAAGTTCTCTCATGGCCAATTCAACATTGAAAGGGTCAAAGGTCTTTGCAGGTTCTTCACTATCTTCTACTTTTGTAATTGCTTCTTTTTCTTCTTCTTGCTGAAGATCTTCTATCGTAAGTGCTTGCCTCATGCCGTCTACAATAGCTTGACCAAGTTCTGGATAATCTTCTTTAATCTTTGCAAATGCAGGATTATCGATGTTTAACCCATCTAGTTTTATTTGACTTGGTTTTGACTTAGAAAATGTATCAAGTTGAGAGCGTAGCTTCTGTAATTCATTACCGTAAGTACCATTGGTCTTATCTACTGTTTTACGAAGCCTTGCATTATCTTCACGTAGCTCTTTAATAATATCGTTGATACTAGGTTCTGGTGCTTCATCTGGTTGTCGCTCTTCAGTGGTTTCTTGTGTAGTCTCTGTTGTTTCTATCACAGGTTCTTCGAGAGTTACACCAGCTTCAATACCCATTTGTTTATTAGTAGCAGCTTCTATTATTTGATCTTCTGTTAGTTCTTGTGTCATTATTGGCCTTTGGTCAATTGTCTAGGTTGAGTAAGGATTTTCTGATAGAAATCCTTGCCCGAATTATTAAAGTATCTTCTTGGGTTAAAGACATGTTGTCATTTCTTAACCTGTCTTTTTCATTCTCATCTTCTAAATATTTCTTTAATCTTTTCCACAGATGGCCTTGTTTCTCAATATCTGTTAATGTAAATATTTTAGGTTGTTCCATTTTTAATTAGTAAAGCTTTTCCCTACTGGTGCTTGTTGTGGTGGTTCTACTGGAGGTGTTGGAAGTCTACTAGCAGGGGCTTCTAAAGAAGCAAGTTCCTTGGTAGCTTGTATATCCATAGCTTTCTTAGAAAGATCTGCTTTCACTTTATCTAAAGAGATTTTTTCTTGTTGTGCATATTTAAGCATTTCAAGATCTCTATCTAGTTGAGCTTTCTCTTTTTCTAATTCCAATTTAGCAAGGTTGTATTGCTGTGTGGCAGCGTCTCTACTCGCTTGCATTTCAGAATAGACAGTATCCCTATCTGTATCTGTTTTAATGCGCTGTAGCTCCACCTGATTACGTTTCTCAGCTATTGCCATATCTTTATCAACGTTCATCTGAGCAATGGCTATTTTAGGATCTGGTTGTTGTTGCTGTTGAGCTTCTTGTAGTTGTTGTTTCTCCTCTTCATCCATCATTACTTCAGATGGAGAGAATCCCCAGTCATTTACAATTTTAGCCATAATCTTAGACTTACTAAGACCATAACTAGGATCTTGTGAATACTGAAGCAAAGTTTGAGCTTGCATTTCCTGTATTTCTCTTTCTACAAGAACACTTGCTCCAATTGCTTCTATTTCAAAATCTCCCTTCTCATCATCTTCACCATACAGCAATAACCAATCATAGTAATTTAGGATTAAAGGTTCTGTTACATCCTCATCACAAATACGCCCAATTCTTCTTAAAAGAGCTGAAGCATTCTTGTGTAGTAGTTCCATCCCTCCTACAGTATCAGGAGCTGCACCTTGTTGTCCTTGTAGTAATGAGTTAACGCCAGTAGCATCTTCAAACATTTTTCCTGCAATAAGCATAATGTTCTGAAGTTCTTGCTGCATAGAAGGTATTGCTAATACTTGAATAGCTTCATTGATGTTTCTGATGTTGTCATCAGTTAACCACCATACTTTACCCTTTGCTAATTCCCATTTTCCGTCAGCAGGGGTAACACCCTCACGTCTCATACCAATCATTGGCATAGAACTTAATCCCATATTATCTACAAGATTACGTGCAGAGGATAAAAGGAGCTGTTGAGCAACTCTTCCTTGTCTAGCAACACCTATACCAAAGGGACTATCATCTCGTCGTTGCCAGCAGAGGAAATAATAAGGAAAGTTTCCTGATACTAAAGGATTCATATGTGCTTTAATAATGGTGTTATTTACCATTACTATTTGCACAGACTTATATTCTATTTCCTTTTTATTTTCCTGTAGTTCTACCTCACCTTCTACAACATCATATTCTGGCTCTTCACAGAATCTCTCATCAACAAGATCCATATCATTGATATCCAGATTACCTGTATAAAACCATATCTCATAAATATCACCTTCGTCTCTGGTATCTTCATTGATAGATTTTATTGGTTTCTCTTTAAGAACTTTCTCAAGATTTTCATGCATGTAAGAAGGATCATCTCGTAAATCTGATAAACCTTTTCTAGTTATACGATCCTTTTCAAACATGTAATCACCTTTGTGAATATCATCCAAACAATCCATATCTGGAAATATATTAAAAGGATTGACACATTTAACAGCAGGGATTATTTCTTCTTTCTCTACTAGAACACCATTAACCATAGCTTTGTTCTTTCTAAACTCTGCATAAGGTGCTCTTAATACTCCGGTGCCTATCTTAGCTGCCCAGTCAATAGCACGTCGATATTCTTTGTGATATCTACTTTCCACTAACCAATCTTTAATACGTTTCTCACCCTTAATGGTTTTATCCACATTTACTGGATCTTTCTGCTCAGGATTTATATCTTCATCTACAGGGGTTTTCTTAATTCCCCAATTCCAGCCACCCGATGGTATTTGAATATCTCCTGCTCTAGCAGAAGCTGCTTCTACAAATTGTCTTGTAATGTTAAAAAAAGCTGTACATTGATTTGATGCTGGATTAGACTTACGTTCGAGACTACCATCGTAATGTGGCTTGATATAAGTTACTTCGTCTCTATTGTAATCATCTATACCTTCAGTATATTCAATATCTTCTAGCCATATCGTTTCAATCTTAGAAGCTTTCTTATCATTCACAGCTTTATCACGTAGCTTTGCTATCTTGTTTTGTAATGTAGCAAACCTTTGTTCTTTCCGCTCAGATACTTTCTTCTCAAGATCTTCTATTAGTAGTTCTACGTTTATCTCATCCATTATAAAAAGTTAGTTGGTTTTAATGTAGATAATCCACCTGCTACATTAGAGTTAACTGCCTCATTCGTTTGTAGAAAAGCTTTTACACTTGGTCTATTACCTGGGAATGTATGTAGCACTGAAGAACCATCTGCCAGTTTCAAAGACTCTTTATAAGTAGTTAGCTGATCCCAAAATGGCTGTGTTCTTTGCCATGTGATAAAATTGGCATGTAATGTGTCTCTTTGTCTTATATATATACTTTCATAACTTGGAAAATCATATTGATCATCTATGTAAGTATAGTTTGGTGAAGGTTTTAGTGCTTCAGCTTTAACTCTTTGTCTTGCGTCATACCCATCAGATGCATAGTAGTCATCACCCTGAACTTCAGGATTTAATGCAATAGACCCAACATAATTCTCTGTTACTCCAGCAGCTATCAGTTGATCACCCATGAAGTATTTAAGAATCCCCGGAAATGATCCAGGTGGAGTACCATTAATAACTAGTCCTCCAGCTAAACAACCATTTGGTGTATTGATTCCAATTTTCTTAGATTCTAGCCCAGGCCAACCGCCTGAGTTAATACCTGTTATACATTCATGTACAAAGTCTTTAGCATAATTAAGACTGAACACAACAGGGGTTTTTATGAAATGAGTTTTTAAATGTCCTACGAAGTTACGTAATCCTATCTCATAAGATACTAAGCTTCCTCCATCATAACCAGATGCAGCAGATTCAGTAGCACTCTCTAATGATCCTATTTGGCATAAATAATCACTGGCATCAAAAGTCTTTCCATCAACACCAGGTATTACATAGTTAGCAAGCTTTTGTATAAAACTAGCCAATCTGCTTTGTACTGTAGCATCCCAGAGTTTCGGATAGTAACCACCAGCAGAGTGCTTCCAAGCATATGTGTATAATGTAGTACTTCCTGCCTTTAAGCCCCTCATATCATAAGGTAATATTGAAGAAACTGGGCCACCTTTCATACCAAAACCAATCATTAAGCGTTTTGTTGGCATTGTTGGATTAGCTAATTTAAAAGCATGCAACTGCTGAATAATATAGTTAATAGTATTCATTTGTTGCCAGCTACTTGTATCGGCTGCTGTCTCTACTTCCCCCCAAGCGAATGTCCATTTGATACCACGTAAAGCAGGTATTGTATATAATTCACCATCTTTATAATTACCTGCTGCTGTACCTATAATTGTAGCTAGAGAGTTTCCACCTATTTTCTTAGGTACACCATTAGATGTTTCTACTTGCCAACCTTCCATCTTCATGTAGTGTCCTGGATAGAACTTACTTGCTGCATCATCCGTACCAGTTGTTATTGTGATAGAAGTAGAGTAAGCATTATTACTCTCGTCAAGCTCAGAGAATCTATTAATATCATCTACTAAAGCAGAGATAGTATGTGTTCCACTTGGAATTGTATAATTACCACCTTGTGTACCTATTGTTGTGGTTGCACCTGCTGCTAAGGGTGTTGCAGTGCTACCCCATGTAACAGACACACCATCTACTTTATAACCCACACCAATTACCTTGTCTGAAGGAGTGGCTTCTGTACCTGTGTTTTTTACAGTGCTCGTAAAGACACCTCCGGAATACGTTAAGTTAGTAACAATAACATCAGGTAGTGTAATTACATTCGATACTGTGAATGTAATGGAGCTACTCACTGTACTATTACCTGATATATCCCTAGCAGTTGCTACTAATGTGTGACTACCATTGGCAACAGTAGTACTGTCCCAGGCTAGAGAATAGGGTGCTAATGTTATTTCAGCCCCTATATCTGTCCCATCTAGTTTATATTGCACACCTGCTAAACCATTATCGTCTGCTGCTGTTACAAGGAATACAATAGAACTACCAGATAATGTAGCACCTGCTGTAGGATAATTAATCGTTATCGTTGGTGGTAACTCTGGATGATCTGGTACCCATGGAGTAGGATCAACAACTTTAGGTCTACTGTAAACTGATGATTTCTTTAGTGTTATAGGCATATTTGAACATCCCAACTCTCTAATGTCATAGGTTCGTTAACAGCTCCCATCATTCTAAATTCAATTGTTTGATAGATACTATTATCAATGTTATACTTTGTTGGTGGAGTTGCTGTTATAGTACCCACACCTGAAGCACTACCTGCTGACCACATCTGTGTTTCTGTATTATTCGTGTTGTTGTTTAGACCAATCTGTGCTCTAGTACCAATTACAGTTGCACCTAGCCCTAAGTTATAGTTATATATTTCTTGAGTACCATATCTAACTTTAAGTCTTTTAACATTGGTATTTCCCGCTGGTACAGTCATAACAGCAGAGATACGTACAAGTGATTGAGTATTCAACCATGGACTTGTTATTTGATGTACAATAATATCTTCGTTTGCTAGCTTTAATACTGGTGTACCTTTACCAGCAAACGCTGCTGTAACAACAATGGTATTAGCATCTGTTACTGTCTCAATTGGATATCCAGTGTTAGCCGTCCAGCCTGTACCAGATGCAACAGGTAAATTATATCCTGCCCATGTAGTTCCAGTAGTAAGCCCATGACCTGTAACTGTCAGAGAAACTGACGCACCTCCATTAGCTGATGCTATAGCTGATGGTTGTGTAGCTGTTTGTATATACTTAACACCATCATTAAAATGACCTAGCATTGCTAAACCATTCAATGTTCTCCATATTGTACCATTTGAAAAAACACTCCAGGGTACAGGGTTGAAAGAAGCATTGTTACCTGGATTGCGTACAATGGCCACCATGTTATTATTAGTAGCTGGTGAAGGTACATCTGACAACTGAGTGTATACAGCACTACCAGTCTCTCCAGGAACGTAATTAACAACTATCTCTTCGTTATTAGAGAAGTTATTAGTACCTGCTAAGTATGTAACTGGTATAGTACGTTTAGCACCAGTATCAATCACATCCCCTGATATTTGATATATAGCTTGGCTTATATCTGAATTAGTATTGCTAGACAGATAGATATAACCTTTCACAGTCATTGTGTCATACCATGTGGTTAAATCTATTGAGCCTTGCCCAGTTTCATTAACATAGATTTCTGTAACAAGTCCCAAACTTGCATTATTAAATGCAATCTTACCAGCAGTAACATTGGTGTTGTTTAAGTCAGTAATGAAGGTACTTCTTACCCCAGCTTTATCACCTTGTGTTCCAGAGAATCCAGCAACAATATGTCCAACGGGTAAATGTACTATCTCACACAATTCTAAGTCTGTTGGTAATGTTCCTGCTTTATGTGCAATAGATACTTCTCTGTAACCAGTCTTATTAACTATTGTGCTAGATGTAAGCATCAACACACCGAAGGTAGTGTGAGGATTTGCTGTTGATCGATATACTATAATATCTGCTGTTGTAGCAGAATTAATCTTAGTTGCAAAACCATTATTCTTAAAGTCTGTATCATCTATCCATAACTTACTAATTGATCCTAATGTAGCAGAGTTGAATTTAAACTTACCTACACCTGGATCATTATCTACTACCCCAGTGGAGAATTTAAACAAACTCCCCATGGTTGCAAATAGATTATGACTATCTGTATATAAGTTATACCAAAGGTTTAACCCTTGTAAGTTTTCTCCTGTTTCCCTTCCTGCTATTTGGTTTTCAGTAATTAAAATATTTGTGGGGGAAACCACTCCGGGTGTTGGATTACCTAAAAGACTATTAGCTGATGCTGCTGCAAGCATTGCATTTGTAACTGAGCCAGCAGGCGGTATACCTCCGCCACCTCCACCACCAACTGCTCCTCCTGTAGATAATGGCATTTAGTTATTCTCCATTGGGGATACTTGAACATGAAACCAACACACACCTGCACCTAACGTTTTAGTGATATCAGTGGTACTGTTACAAAAATATAATCCATTGTATAGTGGCATACCCTTCTCACCAAAGTAGAAGAGCTTCTCTGAGTTTGCCGCCACTGTATAAAATACATCTGGTGTAGCTCCGTTAGCGGGTGTAGTAGCTTCATCAAAGAGTTGTAAGAATATCTGTGTACCCCCTGAGTTATATACTGTGAATCCATATAGATTGCAAGGGTTTTGTGCTGCTTGAAAGTCGGCTACATAAGCACTAGTCTTTCTATTGAATATAGTCATATTAATCCTTAGAATATTGAAACATTTATAATATCATCCTTATTTATGTGAAACCGGGTACTGTTGAGACTACTGCATTGAAGTGTTTTGATTGATGCTTCTTGACAGGCATAGCAAAGGTTAGTGCTAGTGAATCTCCATCGTCTGGAGAACTAATACCGCGTTTCTTTGCATCCTCTTTACTTTCTAATTTGAGTCTTCCTGAACTATCATAGGAATATTGTAAACCACATAAATCAATCTCTAGTTTATCTTCATCAGGAATAGACACTGTGGTTTGCATCCATTCGTTCATTAGCCCCCACATCTCTGCACGTTTATTGACAAATCTCTTCTTGTCTAAAGCTTCCTGTCCAAAGTTGACACTAAATACATTCTTATATCCAATCTCTTTTAGTCGATCATAGATACCTGCACCAATGCCGCCCTCATCAACGAAGATAGCATCTGGATGATATTTCTTATCTAGTTGTATAACTTCTCCTACAACAGACATAGTATCTTTACCTCTTACCTTCAAGACTGATTCAGCTATACGCCCTTGACGTAGTGAACCACTGGTAGCATCACTGCCAAATCTAGCAGGATCAATACCTATTATTCTAGGTGCTGATGTATCTAGTTCTAGGATAGCTTTACGTGCTCTTTGTACAAACTTACTATTGATTAAGCTTTTTTCATCAGATACACTAAAAGCTTCTGCTGGAGAAGATGGATACTCACGCATGAATAAGCGTACATCTCCACCTAGTTCAGCTATCTTGTATTTCCTCCACATCATCTGCTGTTCGTCTAAATCAAATAATGCTCCATATTCTCTATCATCATCTGTTAGAACTTCACCATCACGTCTATACTCAAGTTGCCAGAACCAAGGGATAAAGATACTAATAAATCCACCTTCATTGGTTTCTCCCTTCTGATACAAAGAATGAAATACATTACCAATACCATTAGCTGTAGATTCAAATATAATCTCTGTACCTGCTTCTAAGGGAATAGCTTGTAATATACCTGCTAAGTGTTCTTCAGCGTTTGGCCAGTATGCAGCTTCACTGCCATGGAGTTTCTGTGCTGTTAAAGAACGTCCTGCTCCTTTGTTACCTGCTGTAGCTACTTTGAAGTTACTATCAAGTTTATCAAATAATAACTCCTTAGCATTACTGGCTCCTAAACTAGGTTTAAGAACATCTGGATAATTGTCTAAATAACGTTTAGTCATGTTAAATAGATTATCAGTTGCGGATTGTTCGTGAGTAAGGATAAGACTCTGAGTACCAAATGATGTCACTGTCTGGTGAAAGAATCTCCCTTCAATGTATGTAGACATTCCTTGCTGCCGACTCTTCAGTATTACAGCTCTTACCATCCCTGTCTTTTGCTTTTGTTCTTCTATTAAGTTATGAGCATATTCTTGCGCCACATTCATAGAAAAGGGAACTATCTGGCCAGCTTTGTTCTTTATTTTTAGATATGCTCTAGAAAATTCTTTAAAGTCTCTTAGTTTATCAAGCATTTTTAGAGAGAAATTCTTCAATTGACATAGCTTCTCCTTCTTCTCGTTCTATACGATAGACCTTACGTTCTATATCAATAAGTTTAATTGTTGTCTCTACAAGACTTCTATAAGAAGCTGTGGCCTCTTTAACATCTTGTAGGCTTGCTACCCCTTGTATTATGTTATCAAACTTCATACGAAGCGTTTGACCACGTTCTGTATCTTCTATAATACTTCTCTTATGTCTTGCTATGATTTGTGCAGTGGCAGTT